TTTTGGAAGCAGTTTTAAATCGGGCACAAAATAGCGTGTCGCTGGATTTGCGTAACCAGTACTAAGGGCCCAACCGGGCTCTTTTTATGACTAAATAGCTGCGGTCATTAAGTTATACTTTTAATAAATAATATACTATGAAAAAACTATTAGCTACCCTCTTGATATTGTTTTCGTCAGTTGTGTGCGCACAACTACCCACTTCAACAATACCACTGCCCCCAGACATTGCCGCAATCAAGAAGAAAAACGTCTTGATCATTGCCATGACTAAGAAAGATGTTCCTCCATTCTTCAGTGGTGAAGGTGCCGACATCCGAGGCCTTGACGTTGAAATTGCACGCCGAATCGGTGTTATGATCGGAGTCCCTGTTGAGTTTAGACGCGATGCAGAAAGCTTCGCCGAAGTTGTTGAACAGGTGCGTGACGGTCGTGCAGATCTTGCTGTGAGCAAGCTATCAATCACTGGCCCAAGACTGCTCACAGTTCGCTTTAGTGATCCCTACATCAAACTCAAACAAGCAATGATTATTAATCGTCTTTGGTTGAGCCAAAACTCACAAGGCCGAGAAGTGCATGAAGTGCTTAGAACATTTAACGGTAAAATATCATTTATCAAGAACAGCAGTTATGATACATTTGCCCGTGCAAATTTTCCTAAAGCTGTGTATACTCCGGAAGAAAGCTGGGACACAATCATCAACAATGTAACCAACGGTGCAATTGCAGCTGGCTATAGAGATGAATTTGAAATTAAGAAAATCAGCTTTGAAAAGCCAGAGGCAGCAATCACTACCAAAACAGTGACCATCTCCGACTCAATTGATAACATTGCTGTGGCTGCAAATATTAACGCACCGCAACTACTCAGCATTGTTAACCATGTTATTAGAAATGAGTACAGCAACATTGACACCAAGAAGTTAATGGATCGATACAAGGCTGAGAAAAAGACTCCAGCGCCTGCAAAGAAATAATTAGGAAACATCATGAGCTTTAATTTAAAATCATTTCTCTCTAGTCCGTGGACTATTTTAGGGTCAATCATAATTGGAGTGTTAGCGGGAGTGTATGCGCCTGCAGCAAGTATGAACTTTGAAAGTGTTGGGGGTATTTACATCAGCTTGCTTAAAGTTGTAGTGATACCTTTCTTGTTAGCTACAATTTTGGTTGGTGTTATCAGTCTACTGCAAAAAGAAGGCAGTGCTTCAATGATACGCAAAATTATCATAGGCTTTGTTGGCAGTATGTTCCTTGCGGCAGTTATTGGTGTTGGTACTGTTGCGTTGACTGGTAGTGAAATGACTCCTGCAAAACAAGCACAACTTGGTGCAATTGTCAACGATAAAGAATCTGGCAGTGATCTCAATATCACGTTAGTAGAACCTATGCCAAAAGCACCTCACGTTGACCCAATGCAAATGGCACAGAAGTTTATTCCAGAAAATATCTTTAATACATTGGCCGCTGGAGAAAGTTTAAAGATTGTTATCTTCTGTTTGATCTTTGGTGTCGCCCTGGGCAACATCAAAAGTACAGGCCAGGAAATGCTGGTTGATGTGTTGAAAAGCGTTCAACAGGCCAGTATCAGTATCTTCAAGTTCTTAAATTATTTCCTACCGTTTGCATTATTGGCAATGATCAGCAGCCAAGTTGGCAAGGTAGGCGTTGGCATTTTCTTGACCATGGTTGAGTTTATTATGCAACAGGCCATTGGTGGATTCTTAGTTATTGCTCTAGGCACTATTGTTATTTGGCAACGTTCAGGCCTGAGCCTAATGACTGTGATCAAAGAAACTAAAGAAACGCTAATTGTTGCTGTTAGTTCACGCAGTTCATTAGCATGTATCCCATACGCACAGGAAGCACTACACAAATTAAAATTTGATAGAACTGGTGTAGAACTAACTGTGCCATTAAGTTTCACAGTTAACCGCATTGGCAGTATTGTTTATTACGCAATTGCCACAGTGTTTATTGCCAACATATATGGTGCACCTATGGGAGTAACTGGTTTGTTGGTTGTATTATTTGGTAGTATCTTAGCTGGTCTAGCATCAGCAGGCACAACAGGTATTCTTACAGTGGCCACAGTAGCAGTGGTTTGTGACTTATTAAAACTTCCAAGCGAAGCAGTATTGGTACTGTTGATTGCTGTTGATCCACTAATGGATATGATTCGTACTGCAAGCCATGTACACGGGAATGTGGCAGTAACAGCATTCGTATGTGACAAGGAAGTAGACGATGGACAAGCTGAAAGAGCTACTGCTTGAACTGTTAAAGTATATAGGCGAAAGTCCATTTCGTCTATTCACCGTTGTATTCCTATGTGTATTGGGATTCGGAGGATGGATAGTCTACAGTGAAAAAGATGCCTTTATGGCATCTTATCGTGCTCAACAGGCCATGCCAAAGATGAATGGCAAATATGAAGAAGCGCATAATTTCCTATTAAAACACACAGATATAGAACTGGTGTCTATCATGGAAGTTAATACTTTATCAAACACAAGAAAAATTGCGTTCTTGGCCACACGCAATGGTGGAAAGATTAAAGAACACAATGGCCTAGACGTTGGCTTGTTTAGTAAAAACTATGACAACAACAATGATGTTATCAGTTTGATGTCTGGTAAGATTCCCTGTAGTCCATATCTCAAACCACAAAGTCTCATTGGATTTACCTACAAAGACAATGGTGTAAACTATATGTGCCGTATCAGTGTGCCGGCTGAACCTGGTGTATTTATAGGACAGATAAGTGTTGGTTGGAAGGAACAACCCACTGATGTAGAATCCGCACAAACGGCATTAATCATTGCTTCAGCATTGTTGTTCAAAAAATGAGACTTCCTAGTGTCATAGCTGTTGGCATTTTGATAATCATCCTATTGGTTGTATTATGAAACGATTAGGCGTACTAGGTGGAATGGGTCCTGCGGCCAGTGCTGAGTATGTTGTCAGACTGATTCAACAAACTCCTGCTGTTTGTGATCAAGAACATATTCCATTTGTTCTTTGGAGTAATCCACAAATTCCAGACCGTAGCATCAGTATGCGTAATGGTGACGATAAGCCTTTACCTTTTTTGTTAGAAGGCCTACGAGGATTAAAATCCGCAGGATGTGATCTAATCGTTATCCCGTGTAACACTGCCCACTTTTGGTTCCACGAGTTCAGCAAGATCCATGTACAGGTTATACATATTGTAGATAGTGTTGCAGATGCACTACGAGATGTGGCTGTGAATGAAGGTACAATCGGAATAATGGGAACACAAGCCACTGTGGAGTTAGGCCTATATCAATATCGTCTTAACAAGCAAGGTTGGAATTGTATTACACCAGATCGATCAGAGATGGAGTTTTTCGTACAGCCTGCTATTGATTTGATTAAGGCTGGCAAAATTGTCGAGTCGCAATTATTGTTGATGAAAGTGATACACAGTTTAATTGATCGTGGTGCTAAGGCTGTGGTGTTAGGATGTACTGAACTACCGTTGGCCATTAGGATAGATAAAGAAAATGGTATCCCCTTAATCAATAGCATTGACAGTTTAGTCAAGAGTGCTATCAAACAATTCAAAAGGAATTAACATGAAACTAACATCGTTTATATTTGTCATCGCAACATTTGCGGCAGCTTGTACAGCAGTATGGACACCAAGTGCAGCAGAACTTGCATTAAGTGCCAAGGAAGATGCTAGAGAACTTGCATTATTCAACCTGCTTGGGTTAAAATAAGTTCATATAGTTCACGCCAGTTCTTAACTACAGGATAGTTGCATTCGTGATGCATATTGTGTCCGTGTTCAATAAGAACGCTTTTTAATCCCAAGTTGTGGCCAACATCAGCATTGGCTGGCTTGTCTTCAATCCACCACATGCCACTGTCACGATAGGGTTCCAATGCTGAATCTTTGTCAGCACCTGTGTCCAAACAAATAACTGACTCAATGGCATTGCCAAACAGTTTACGCAGATTCATTTCACGCAGTCGGCCTGCGTTCTTGTCTAGACTTAGGCTGGTGATAACACGAAACTCATAGCCGTGTTCTTCGTGCAGTCTTTTAACATAGTGGGCGGCATCACGCAGTGCAGGAAGAAAACCAATGGCTGCCGACTCGTTGAAAGTCTTAACAACTTTTTTAGAATCTCGTTCTTCTAGCTCATTGTAGTGATCATGCAGATAATAGCTTTTCTTGTTATCTGCTGTTAGTGTGTAGCCACGCTCTTGCATCCAAACTGAGAATGCCCATTCCCAATCTAAAATTACGCCATCTGCGTCTGTGAGTATAAGTTTGTTTTTCATACTGGTATTATAGCACTAGTTTAGTCATTTGTCAACGGGCTAAGTAAAATATGACAACAATAATCGCAACTTTGGTAATGGTCCAAATTACCATAGCCTGTGTTACTCTATTCCTACATAGAAGCCAGGCACACAGAGCAGTACAATTTCATCCCGTGGTAGAACATTTTATGCGTGGTTGGCTTTGGATGACCACAGGCATGGTTACTCGTCAATGGGTGGCCATCCACCGCAAGCATCATCAGAAGAGTGATCAGGAAGGTGATCCACACAGTCCTCAGATCTACGGCATTTGGCGTGTGCTATTCGGCGGAGCATTCCTATATCACAAGGCTAGCAAAGATACCGCAATGATCGATCAGTTGAGCACAGGCACACCCAACGACTGGATCGAACGCAAACTCTACACTCCGCACAGTCGCCTTGGCATTCTTCTAATGTTGGTCATAGACCTTGTGTTATTTGGGCCGTGGGGCGCTGTGGTCTGGGGTGTGCAAATGCTGTGGATCCCATTCTGGGCAGCTGGAGTAGTTAACGGACTCAGTCATTGGTGGGGTTACCGCAATACTGATACCAAAGACACCAGCCGTAATCTAGTGCCTTGGGGCATATGGATTGGCGGTGAAGAACTGCACAACAATCATCACGCAGATGGAGCAAGCCCTAAGTTTAAACATCGTTGGTGGGAAATTGACATCGGCTGGACTTACATACAAATTCTACAGTTTTTAAGACTGGCCAAGTTACGCATATAAGAAAAAGCACCCGAAGGTGCCTTTCTTTTACTATTTTTATTTTAATACCGCTATGCGGCTAATAGTTTATTTTCTAGCGCCAGCATTGACAAATGCGTACATTTTTTCTGCTGTTTCTAATACTTTATCAAGTCCTGGGAACTCTGGCATACCAATTGTAGTAACAATCTGACCAGTCTTCTCGTCACGTTTAGCACTCATTTCCCAACCATGAAACTTTGTAGAATGCTCTGATTGAATCATATCTTTGGCCATGGCCAAGATATCTGTACGGATTTCGTAGCCGTTCTTGTTGAATTTAACTTCTGGTAATTTTGTTGTAAAATCTGACATATTATTCTCCTTGTGTGTTAATGTCTGTGTTGGCTGATTTTTTATCAGTCTTGGCCTTGACTGTTTCTTCCTGTTTAGGGAAAAATACTTTGCTGATTGCATCTGCAGAATGTGCAGACAAATCAATGTAATTCTTAGCCATCATTTTAGCAAACGCTGTTTGAGCGTCGATAAATGCATTGCAAGCCTTGTTGAGTGTGTCGTCTTTGTAAACCTGATTGGTGAACTGACGTTTTGATGATTGAAATAAATCAATGTAAAAATCTGGTGTGAACATATTAATCTCCTTGTGTGTATATGTGTAATGTATTTATTATACAGACAATATTACTGTCTGTAAAGAGATATGGCAATTTAAACCCAGCCGTGAAACTCGTCTTGTAGATTAATAGGATGCACTTCCCATCCTGTTCGACTCCATTCGAGTAACATTAGTAATGTCGTGATCATTTGTATACTGCCTTAGCACCTTCAATGTCACCCATACGTGCTAGGCTCGCGGCGGCACGGGCTTGTGCAAATGCTTCTAAAAATGACCAGATTGCGTTAGTGATTGTTTTCATAGATAGTTTTCCTTTTGAGAATTAAATTGTCGGATATAATTTTCCAACTGGGCGGCATCGGTAATGCCTTTAGTGCTTAGATATTGATCCAAGCGGCTTTGATAGCTGGTTCCTGGAAACATTTCACCTAAACGTTCCATAATAGCTAACATTCGATCTGATATGTATTTCATTTCGTTTTCCTGTGTGTTTATGTAGACTCAGTGTTTCTACTGAGTTATTTATCCATTGTATGCTGCAACCGCACAAAAAGTCAATCTCTTGACAACCATTTAGTGTTTAGTTATACTATAACTCAATTGAGTTAAATACACGATAGGAACATTTCAATGAAGCTTCAAACCAGATCGATTTTGCAGGAACTGAATTCTATTGCCGATGTGCGCAGCACTGATTCGTTGATAGAAAGTCGTGCTGCCAACATTATCAATTCGGCTATCAATCTCTTGGAAAGTATCCATAAAAATTATGATTCTGCTTCAGCAGACGAACTTGAACGCAGGTTCGTTAATGCAATCAAAGGGCAAGACCCTGCAAAATTCACACGTGGTGTTCGCAGAATAGCAGAAGCACGTAAACTCAAGAAAAAATTGGAAGAAAGCAATGATCAGTAAACTGTCAGAAGGTGGCAACGTATTCAAGGGCCCGGAAAAGCAACCACTAACACAGCGTATTGCCACAGGAGACGTAGAAGAAACCATTCTCTACATTGAAAAAATCACAGGCCTAGACTTTACCAAAGAAAAGCATCTTGATGACAAGAAGCCTGTAAAATGGCTAGGTACCACAGGACGCAAAGAAGATCCAGATGGCACCTTTGAAAAGAATAGCAGTGGTGATTTAGATCTGTCAGTGGATGCCAACGAAGTAGATAAAAAATCATTTGCTGAGAAACTGATTTCACAGTTCGGTAAAGAGAATATTAAATTAAGCGGAGACAATGTACACTGGAAGGTGCCTATCAAAGGCAGTCCGGACAATGGATTTGTACAGGCAGACTTTATGTTTTCCGCTAATCCTAAATTTCAACAAGGCTCAATGATTGGTGGGCAAGGTGAATATCGAGGTGAGCATCGTCATATCCTATTAAGCTCAATTGCTCGTGCCCGCGGTATCAAGTACAGCCCAAAGCACGGAATATTGAATGCCACCACTGACGAACTATTGCCCAACGGCAACGACTGGAACCAAATTGCCAAAGTGCTGTTGGGACAAACTGCCACAGTCAAAGATATTAAATCAGTGGATGCAATTCTTGATTACATCAAGAAACTGCCCAACTACGAAGAACTAGTTGCAAGTGCAAGAGAAACACTGGGCAAGCAAGGTATTGCTTTGCCGGAAAATGTTATTTCGTTTGAAAGTGAGCAAACAGGAACACCCTCTTGGTTCCGCAAAATGATGGAACGAGTGAAATGAGAGCATTTGAATTCCTTGATGAAACGTGGAGCAAGAAATACAAAAGCTCTATCAATTGTGCCAGCCCCAAAGGATTTAGCCAAAAAGCACATAGTGCCGGCC